CTATTACTACTGCTAAATATGGAGAAGGCTCAAGAGCAAATGTGTTTGGAACTTTTGGTATTTCTGTAAAGAGCGATAGTGGCTTCAAATCAATAGGTTCAATTGGAACAGGGTTTAGTGATGCTGATTTAGTTTGGCTAACCAATGAACTTAGAAAGAATGTTGAAACTTACGATAACGGAACATATAACTTATTACCGAGAGTTGTTTTGGAAGTATCAGCAGACTTGATTACTCAAGATGTAAAGGGTAATTATGGATTAAGATTCCCTAGATGTAAAAGAATACGACATGATAAGTTTGTGGCTGATATTAATACAATAGAAGATGTGGAGGATTTAGTATAATGTGTTATAATTGTGGAGAAGAATCAGTGAAATATTTAGTTATGACACCGATAGGACAAAGAGCCTTTTGTAGTGAAGAGTGTTATTGTCTATATGTCGGTCTTCCTTATCACGGTGAAGGCTATTATGGTTTAAACAGATACAATATTAATAATGTGGAGAGGCTAGAATGAGCGAAGATATGTTTGATACAGTAAAATACGACAGTGATGATTTATTTAGTCCTAAAGAAGTCAAGGCAATAGTTGATAAATTTGGAAAAGCCTCTATATTTTCTTATGCAGTTTATAGTGAAATGACCGATGAAGATTTATTTGTTTTAACTAAAGGACTGTATGTTGCTTTGGCTTGTCATGGTGAAATAATCCTCGGCGACGATTTTGAAAAGAATATGGTTATAATTCAAGCAAAGGAAGATGTGAAAACGGCTGCTATGTTTAACAGAGTAGAAAATGTAAATTTTAATATTGTCTTGGGAGGTTGCTTCAAAAAACATACCGATTTTATAGAAAAATTACTTCTTGAGGGTTTAAACTATATGCAAGTTGAATGTGAGTTTATTGGGTTTTTTGAGGTCGAATCCAATGTATAGTAAAGATATGTTAATAGGTATTTTTCTTGCTAGAGCCAACGGACACATCAGCCTTACAAGAAATAAACAGATACTTATAGGTTATAGGACTAAACTTAGTATTAATATTAGAGGTAGTGCTAATTTTTTATTGGCAGTGAAAAGAAGTTTGGGCCAATATAATATATTTCCTAAGTATAGAACTAGACAAAGTGAGAATAGACCAACACCAATTCTAACAATTACAGGGGTTAGACAAATAGCATTAGTCGTCACTAATTTTTTAGTTGACTTACCGGATGCTAATAACAATCTTGCTAATTTTAAACAAGCAGTGAAAATTGTCGCTGAATCGAGACATTTACAATTAGAAGGATTAGAAGAATTATTTAAATTAAAAGGGGTAATGTAATGGGATTAACCAATATGAATAGAAATAGACCAATAATAATAACAGGAAAAACAGGAACAGGAAAAACAACAAAAGCAAAAGAGATGCTTCCAGACGCTTTGGTTATATTTAGTGATGAATTAGAAATAGACTCAAATTCAATTAATGTTGAAAATGGACTTATTATCGAAGATATTCATTATAATAGCGATAAAGAACGCTTATTGAATATAATTAGACGGTATAGAGGTAAACTAGTAATGACCTCGCTTAATGAAAAAGACATTCCAAAGGAAGTGAAGCCTCTTTGCCAAATAAAAAGAGCAGGAACTAAAAATCACTTGTTAGAATCAATCAAAGAACTAGCACCTAGAAGTGAAGAACCGTTTTCATCGAAAATGGACACCTTTAGTTTAGTGAATTTCTTTTTGAAAGAAAGTGATAGAGAAGAAGTTTGTAGGGTTTTGAAGATTAACAAACCATCCGATACTCAAATATTGAATTGGCTTTGTGTAAATTCAAATCCGAATAAGTTGTTATTCATTGATGGTAGAGTTAGAAGAAGATGGTCGCAAGATTACTTCTATGAAATGTTAGCATACGCTTATGATGGTAGGTTTTATGGTAGGTTGAATATGCCAACTAGAAAACAATATTCTAAAGTTCCTTCTTTGTTAAGAAGGCTTGGTATTAAAAACGCTGATAAGAGAGTCTTTAAGCAATTAATACAAGATGAAAGTTTTGTTAAATTTGCTAAAAGCAAACTAAATAATAGCGAGTGTCGCCTAATGAATTTAGGAGAAAAGCGGGTGCGTAAAGCAAAGCCCGTTAAGAAAAAACAGGTTAGTTTGGGTGACTACTTATGAAGATTAGAAAAGGAAAAAAGAGAGTAGTCATGCGACTGATAAATATAGTCGGTAGTAATCAATTAACTACTAGAGAAATATACAATAGGATGGTAGAACATCCTTCTAAAAACAGTATGAAAAGAAATGGCGGAGATTTAACAATCCACCAACTAAGTAATATTCTCTCATCTTATTTTGATAAGGTGGGTTTTAGTAAAAAAGATAATAATATAATATGGAAAAATAGAGATGAGAATTATGGGAAGAAAAGGAAACAAAATGATAATAAAGAAAATAAAAATGATGTTAGATGAAACACCTAATATGACAACAGGACAAATATACGATTTATTACACAATACAAAAAGTGTAAATACGGCAGGAAGGAAAAAATTTCCTGCTTGGGGAATAACGATTAATCAGTTATCTTCTGTATTGGGTCGTAGGTTTGAGAAGGCATATTTTGATGAAAAAGTAAGACAGGTTGCTTGGAAGAATAAGGAGGAATAAAAATGGAAAAAGAGATTAAGTTAAAAACTGAAAAAGAAATTAGAAAAGAATTTGAAGAACAAATACAGAAACTTAGATTACTGTTAGAGATAGTTCCAATGGGTGTAACTAGCGAATATATAAATTCAATAGTAGAAGAACTAACAAAATTAAACGCATATCCAAGAACAAGATATGAAAGATTAAAGATAAAATCACCGGAGAGGTATAAGCGAAAGTGGAGTCATAAAAATAGAAGCCCCGAAGCACAAAAACAATTTAACGAATATAATAAGTTAAGGTCAAAGATGGTTAGAAACGGCACTTGGGAAAAATACATGGATTATAGGGCTAACTTCAAATTAGAAAGAAGGAAGAAGATGAAGGGCAAATTTATGAGCCTACATGAAATAACCCATGATTATAATAAAACAGATTTGACAGTTATGAGAGAGTTTTACGAAGGAAAAAGAGAGGAATAGAAATGAAGCCGCTAGATAAAATAAGAAGAATAACACAAAAATTAACAGATTATAGAGAATTATTAGAGTCGCTAGAAGAAATAGACACTATTTATGAAACCTTAGATTGGGTTGATATTTACAAACCCCATCATATAGGTATGGAATTATCTCAAGCAATATATGATGTTATGAATAAGATAGAAGAAATAGAATATAAATTGGAGGCTTTATGATGTTATGGACAGAAAAATACAGACCAAGTAAATTAAGTGATATTGTAGGACAGGAGCATTTTGTATTAGATGCTGAACAATGGGTATTAGAAAAGAATATGCCTAATGTTCTTGCTTATGGAATGCAAGGAACAGGTAAAACAGGTGCGGCGATTGCACTTGCTAAGTCTATGTTAGGAGATTTATTCAAGGATAACTTCTTTGAAGTAAATGCTAGTGACGATAGAAGATTAGAAACTGTTAGGACTACAATTAAACAAGTAGCACAAAGCGGAACTATTGGTGATGCACCATTTAGAATAATGTTATTAGATGAAATGGATGGTATGACTAGTGATGCTCAAAACGCTTTGAAAAGAATAATGGAAAGATATGCAAATAATATTAGATTTATTATTACTTGTAATGATAAGTCTAGGATTATCTTTCCACTACAAAGTAGGTGTGCTAATTATAGATTTAACCCATTGAAGAATGAAGTTGTTCTTGAAGTTATCAAGAATATTCTTGAGAATGAAGGGGTCAATGGCTTCGCCGATGAAGACTTGGCTCGCTTTATATATCAATTAGATGGAGATTTACGCAGGGCAATTACAGAAATACAGGCTGCCAATGCCTCAAACTTTACACTAAGAAAACAAGTGCAAAATTCATTTAAAGAATTTGATGGAATACTAAAATTAATAATCGATAAAAAACCTAATGAAACATTAGATAAATTACATGACATATTGTATGGAGGAAGAAGTGTGAAGGAGATTTGTTTAGCATTACATAACTCTGTACTAGAGGCACAAGGTTTAGAGTCCAAAGAGAAGTTTAAACTTCTTAGGATAATAGGGGAAGCAGAATATCGTTCTACTACCATGACCCCTAAAGTAATAATTTCATGGATGGTAGGACAATTTTAAGGAGGAAAAAATATGAAAGAAATAAATGAAAAAATGATGAAAGAAATAGAAATAGGAAGTAAGCACATAGGAATTACTGTTGATGAAATGGTAACAAAATTCCGTTCCATGTGTGAAGAGAATGGAATAGAGTTAGATAACGATATTGCAGTTTCACTACTTAGAAATTATGTGCGTGGTAATATGCCAACAAAGAAAACAAACAACAGTGGTTCTAACAGTTTAGTTAAGAGCGCATTCGGTTTCTTTGTAAGCCTAGAAGCACCAAGAGATATGATGAGTTGGAGTAGAAACAAAGCAAGAGAAGAATACCTAAGAGATGGTGAAAAAGCATTATCCGATGGCGTTATTGCAGTTGCTACCGATAACGGAGATGAAACCTATAATCTTGAAAGATACTACAAAGGTGACTATCAAGAAACTATGGTAAATAAACTACCCGATGGTGCGGAAGAATTGGAAGATGGAACTATTATTATTCCATTAGACAACATGCCTAATTACACAAGTGGGGCTGAAAATAAAAGATATGGTAAGCCTTTGCCTAAGAATGAATTTAGAAGAAATGGTATTTTCTTCGGTAGCATTGATGGTGGAGATATGAAGTCTTACTACTTCTCTTATAAGAATCAAGGTGGAATAGATTTTGCACCCGAAACTTTTGATTGGGTTCACTTTAAGACTATTCCTAGTGATGATGGAACAAACTTGTATGGTATGACTATGGCTACTAAAGATAGTTTGATTAGAAATGTCGATGTAAACCCCGAAGGTGACGAATACAGAGATATGAGTTCTTTTGACTTTGCATCTTGTTTATATGAAAACTATCCTAAGAATGGAACACCATTGGTGGATTTAGATAGACTACATACTAATTTACAAATGGAACAAACAAAAGATAGATTTGCTATTGTTGAAGGAACGGTTGTTAATCAAAGAATGACACCGACTGCTAACGGTAACAGAATTTTATCTATTACTGATAAGGCATCCGATATGGAATTAACAGAAGATGAAGAAGAGAATCTAGCAACTACTTGTTGGATTCCCGAACACATCAATATTAACTTCGGTATTGGTTCGACAGTATTAGTAGTTGGAAGAACTTCTCAAAGAATTATTGACGGAGAAGCCGAACCAATTACAATTAATACTAGTGGTTTGTTAGTTCAAGAGGCATTTGGTAATCCGGTTGCCGAAGAACAAGGCGTAGAGGATGAAGACATTGTTTGGTTTTGATTAGATTCCAAAGGGGTTTGTTGTTTCCCCTAAGCATGTCCAAGTGTAAGTGTGAACTTGAGGAAGAAATTGATGCTCGGATAGGTGCGAAGCCTATTTTTTAGAGGAATAAAAATGTATAGAAAAGGAATTATAGAAGAGAGATTCCTTCTAAAAAATGAAAGTTATATTATTGATTTAAATAATGTAGACTTTATTACTTGGAAGGAAAATGAAAACAAAAAAGATAGTTATTGGATTAAACTTCATGTTGGAACTAAGGAGACAAGATATGTTTGTGAAGGCAAAGGTGAATTGTGTCGTATATTAAACGCATGGGGATTATTGAAAGAAACAGAATTATTATTAGATAAAAATGAGATAGGTGAAAATTATGAGTTTTAGAAAAGAGAAAATAAATTTTAGTGAATTAATGAAAATGAAAAGAGAGAATAGAAAACCTAGAATGGTATTAGGTATTTGGGGAGAGCCAAAGACGGGTAAAACCGGACTTGCATTAGACTTCCCCGAAAGAAAGATATTTGTTTTAGATTGGGATAGAGGCGTTGAATCAACTTGGTTTCAACACCACGATGCAACAGATAGAATAGAAGTATTTTGTCCTATTGTAATGAATAAAGATAACATTATTGATATTAACGAAAGTGAATCACGCTCGTTAGAATTTATCAATCATGCTAAACAATCAATAGATGCAGGAGATAAACCTATCTTTGTTATTGATGGAGTAGATACTTGGCTTTCTTCATGTATGTTGAAAGTTAATCCTAATCCTAGAGTGGTAACAAAGATTATGCCGTTCCAATATGGTAACAGAAACAAGGCATTCTACTATTTATTAGACACTATATACAACTTAGAATGTGATGTAATATTTATTACGCATGATACTGAAAAGTATGTCGATAATGTACCTGTTGGAGTTCAGCCAATGTGGAAAGATTGGGGAGGTAAACTTGAACAAGAGATTTACTGTTCTAAAAAGAAAGTAAAGGGAGAACTACATTTCTTTGCTGAATTATTAGGTAGTAGAACTAATGGTAAACTTGTAGGTTCTAAGTGGACTACAAGACAAGGAACTCCACCTAACATTACATGGAATGGACTAAAGGAATTAAGAGAGGGAGCAATATGAAATTTACAGTAGATGCTAAAGAATTAGTCAAAGCATTAACAGATATACAATTGAAAGGAAAATACTTCAATGGTGCAAGTCTAACTAATAATACTTTAATAGAGTATTTTTACGCTAAATTGCACAATAATACATTGAGTTTATGGAATTGTGATTCTATTAATTCATTAATAGTTAGAGTCAATATAACTGTTGAAGGTGATGAAGACGGAACGGTTGTTGGTGAAACCGGAGAGTTGTTGAAATATCTAAAGAAGTTCAGTGGTGATGTAGTAGTAAACTGTGGTGATATTATTACTATGACAAATAACAATAGTAAACTTTCACAACCTACTATTGCGAATCATCCTAATATGGACACATTAAATCGTATGGGTCAGCATGTCCTAAATACACACTTTGAGGAAAACCTAGAAACTTTGTTTAACTTTAACAAAGAAAAATATGAAGGTGCATTTCAATTAGACTCAAATACATTTAGTGAAACTATGAAACTTTGTGAGTTAATTGGTAGTGGTGTTTATCACCTAAACTATGAACATGATAAGAATAAGTTATCACTGTCTAGTGCTACTAACAACTCAAATAAGTTTGAAACTTCTATTGAGTTAGAAGGCAATATTGGAGAATCAGCAACGCTAGATTTTTCTAGTCCATTACATGTATTGTTTGACAATGAAATGTTGAACTTTTATGTCAAAGATGATTTCCCGATGTTGATTATATCGGAGAATAAACTTTTGATTAAAGCACCACACTTAGCAAATTGAGGAATATAAATGATAATAAGTAATAAAAATGGAAATACAATATACAAATCTTGGAGAGAAAACGGAAAAAGAAAAAGCGAAGAGGTAGAGTTTCGACCCTACTTCTATGTTTTAGAAGATGAGGTAGAAAGAAATTACTATCCTTTGAACAAATATACCAATGGTAGATTTAAATATGAAAATGGAGATTGGAAAAGCCTAGAAGGTGAACCTTTGAAGAGAGTCTATGTTGAAAAATCATATGACATAAATAGTGCTAGGCAACTCTTTACTAAAACATATGAGGCTGATGTGCCTTATACATTTAGATATGCAGTTGATGAAGTTAATGAGATGCCCGAATACAATATGCGTAAGTGGTATTGGGATATGGAATGGCAACAAGGAGGAGAACATGATGGTTGCATTACTACTATTGTAGTGTATGATAACTACGATAAGAAATATATTCAGTGGACTTGGTTTCCCGAAGGCCATCAATATTATGTCTCGTCTCAAAGAATAGGTTATAATGAAGAAACAAAACATAATACTTATTTTTGTCGTGATGAAAAATTTATGCTTGAAGTCTTTATGGGAACTATGATTGCTAAAGACCCCGATATGTTAATTGCATGGTTTGGTCTTAAGTTCGACTTACCTAAGTTATTAGATAGGGCATGTGCTTTAGGATTGAATCCTTTAATTATGTCGCCTTATTATAAGATAGATGGAGTTAAGCAACTTAAGAAAGGTTGTAGTTTTAAGAGACAAGATGGTTATTCACCAATTGAACAACCTATTGGTGGAAGACTTACTCTTAACTTAGACTTAGCATTTGAAAGACAATGGAATGATTCACAAAGAGGAACATTACCTTCACTAAGTCTTGATTATGTTTCTAAGATATTGTTCGATGAAGGAAAGGTAATGGAAACTAAATTTGAAGACCCTAACGAATTTTATCGTAGAGCATGGCTAGAAGATACAGAAGCCTATTTACATTATGCTTTAGTAGATGTAGAACTCTTAGTTAGAATAGATGAATCAAACTATTGTAGTGAAGCAATACTATCTCTACAAAGACTACTAAAAGCACCTTTCAAGGCTTGCTTCTATGCTTCACATATGGGTTCTATTTACTTTATGAGAAATGCTGATTGGAAAGCACCAACAGGTATCAAAAGTGCCGATAGAAGAGAATATCAAGGGGCTATGATTTATGACCCGCTTAGTGAAAACACTAATGGTTTACATCTTAATGTGGCAGCCTTTGATTTTGCAGGGCTATATCCTTCAATGATGGTTGCTAGAAACATATCTTGGGAAACTAAAAGCGAAACTCCTACTGAATTTGGGGTTAATATCTTAACTCCAAGAGATTTCAGCGAAGTGGAAGGAGAGCGAATGTACTATTATAGAACTGATGAACTAGGACTATTACCTAGAGCAGTTCTTGAATTGAAAGAGTTAAGGAATGATTACAAGAAAAGAATGAAGAACTCCGAAGGTGATGAGTATGTTAAATGGTATAATAATCAAATGGCGGTCAAGAGACTAATGGCTTCTTTTTATGGTGTATTGGCGTTTCAAGGTTTTGGTTGGGCTGATGTAGATTTGGCGGCGAGCATTACTGCTAGTGCTAGAGAAGCGATTAGACTAGCCGCATTTAAAGCGAAGGAGTTGAAAGTATAATGGGAACTATGGAATGTATGATATGTAATGAAGATGAATATCTTAAGAGATTTCATTTAGGAAATGAAGAATGGTTGGTATGCAGAAATTGTGTGGACTATGGCCTTATTATGTTAATAAATAAAGTGAAACCAAAAAAGGAGTTGGAAATATGAAAGATAAAGATAAAATTTGTAAGAATGAAATGCAAAGAGCATGGGAAAACAGAAAGAAAGAGTTAGTAGATAAATATCGTAAAGATTATGAAAGTGATAAAAAAGGCTATACTTTTGAAGAATGGCTTTGTTGTTATCTTAATATGGTTGAAGACGAGTATGAAGTGATAGAAGAAGAATTTACTAAGTTAAATACAGAAATGCACAGGACAGGTAAAATAAATAGAAAGACTGAATTTAGAAAGAGGTTTGAAGATGAGTACGCTTAAGAGAGTAATATGTATGAAA